CTCCCTACTGGCCTATTGGCCTGGGGGAGATTCCTAGGACAGCTCTTTGAGCGTTGTTCTGGTTAGTGAAATACTGCACGTCATCCACAATGAGACCTTCTATGCGTGAACGCGATATGAAGGTCTCTCTATTGTTGGAGAGAGCGTAAGTAGCTAACCGTCGCAGCCTCTTAGGGCTGTCCCAGATTAATGTAAACACAGTTTTAGGATTGAAAGCCTTCCGGACCCTGGTCTTGAAGATTGGAGAAACCTCCCATCCCTCCGCTGGAGTATGCTTGGAGGCTCGAAGGGCCTGACGGATAATGGCCTTGGCCGACACCGTCGTCCTTTTGATGACTCTCCCTTGCTCTAGCGCACTCTGAATAGAGAGGACGGTCAACAAGTGGACCCTATACTCCGAAAGGGGTACAAGACCAGCCGACCGTCCCTCCACAGCTCTCTCCAAGAGTTCTTCCTTCACTTTATCTGGAAGCGCCCCATGGGCGACTAATTTCTTTCCAGTGTGAAGGTAGTGAACCAGGGCCCTAGCGGCCTTCGCCGACGGGGAACGGGTCTTACGACCTGAACCCCCGAGCGCTAAGGGGAGATTGGGCACTAGTTTTAACTTGTGCTCCAGATTCTTCAGAGTGAGTAGGGATCCTTTACGGACCTCCCGGTATGGATGAGACTGAAGTCCAGCCAACCCCGATAGTATATCCCAGGGGGATGTAGAGAAGCCATTGCACTCTTGGGCTCCAACTATCTCTGCTATCTTAACAGTGGGGTGGCACCAAGCCGTAGTACTTTTGCGGTCCTTGTCGGTGATAGTAACGAAGTTTTCGCAGAATCTACCGGATCGACCGACGTAACTTTTCTCCTGGTTATAAACCAGTTTGAGATCGTCTTCGATACACCTCCGGTACTCGTTCTGCTCGCATTTGGTGTAGAGGCCGATTAGATCATCCCCACATTGCCTATGGCTACTTGTGGTGTGAAGATCTCCTCGTGCCTTGTACGCAGCAAATGCATTGACAACGTTCAATATCGCCCACGTGCCGGACAGACCCATATGGGTCCCAGTCTTGGTTATCCTCATATCCGGGAGTTCTTGTGGGCCCATCACGTGCAACATAGCGTCTCTCTCTTCTGCAGTCCAGGCCTGCCCTCGGGCGGCCCCTCGGACTATGGCTTGAGAGAGCGAGTGCTGGAAATAATCCGTGGCCTTGCTTAAATCGG